GCGAACTCTCTAAACTATATCTTGAATTAAACCAAAGGCCTTTAAAAGATGGGCTTCGGATTATCAATGATATTAAACAGCTTGAGCAACAATTACACGGGCTTAAATAATGACTAAGTCGCGCACTACACGCAAATTCAAAAATTATTACTTCTATTATTCAAGTACATATTATGATGTGGAGCGTGATTTAGAATATATAGATTTCATCATGAACAATACAGACGATGAGAAATATTTACATGACTCAGCTTTAAAAAATGGGTTTCTTGATGAGAATATGGCATTTAAATCAAGAACATCTAAAAACGATAAAAAAGAGAAATACTACTTTATGACTTATGAACAAATTGCTAAAAAACTTAATTCACCACACAGGAGATACCATGACTAATATACTACAATTCTATTCTAAAGAATATAAACAATGTGAGAAACTTATTCGCGAATATGAAAACCTTGGCGAGTTATTGCTTAAATCAAGCGGTATGTTCTTTGATAATATCAACAAAGAAATGAATATAATGTTTGCCCAACTCGAGGATTTGGTTGGTGAAATTAACCATGAGAAACAACGAGTTAGTATAGCAAAACGGTTGTTAAATATCAATATGAATATACATAATGAACTTGATTCTAGGAAGTCTTATGTCATCTACTAAACGAAAAGAGGCGCAAAGATTAGCATCTCAAAGATTACGCGATGAAAAAAAAGCGCGAGGATTAAAGCCATATCGCAGGGAGATAAAACCTGAATACTTTCCTTTAATGGATGCAAGACTTGCAGAGCTAAATAAAGATTAGGTAAAAGACAGGTATAATTAAATAAAAATTATACCTACCTTACTATATAACCCACTATATCCCCTGCATATTCTTTTTCACCCCATATCCACCTATCATGCGGGGAGGCGTGCCAATTATGTACTAATCCGCTCCTATGCTGTATAGTTACATTGGTATTTTCTTCTACTGGTATTGATTTGCCATCGTGTTTTATAAACATAAAAAGTCCTTTAGAGGAGAGTGACATTGATGTTGTCTCGTTGGTATAAGTTATTGTTAATTATACATTAAAAGTGTTTTAGAGCAAATCTTTACTAACTCCATATCCAGAATATTGCAGAAATAGCAATTCCTAACGATGTTATACTTACCGCCTTAATAGCGAAATTTAATAACTTTTCCTCATTAGCGTACGCCCAGCTTATACCCAATAAGCCAAATGTTATTGTAAAAACTATAAACGTTAACATAAACTTTAGTGCCATGGTTATTCCTTATTGGTAGTGATTAAACATTGTTTTATAGATGATTCAATTTTCGCCACTTCATAAGTAAGCAACGATAGAGCAATGAAAAATAAAAATGCAAAATATTTTTCCATGTTATTCCTTATTGGTGTTGGTTACATTCAATATTGTTAGCCCTTTTAATCAATCCATCTAATATATCCGGCTCACCCAAACACATTAGTAAGGCAATCATCCAAATAAAACAGCATATTGCATCCGACATATTACTTACCTCTTATTGTTAAAGCTCTAAATGAATTTTCCCATTCTTCAAGGCTCTTAAACCATATCATTTTACCATCTTTAAATCTACCAAATGCGCCGATTTTTACTTCAGGTTTGCGTGGTGGCTCTGCTCTTATCCTTTCCCACATTTCTTCCTCTTCTTTTGAAGGTTTTCTATAATACATTTACTTACCTCTTATTGTAGATAGTGCTTGCTCTGCTACCTGTCCATTATCATCCTCAATTGTACACTCATACCTTCCACCGTAATTATCTGGGCCGCCATCGTTATAATTACTTTTGTCAGCATAAAACTCCAAAGCCTTTGTAGCCTCTTCAAGCTGGGCGGTGAGGGATTCTATTTGTGTGTTAGAAGCGCGGCTGTTCCAAGATTGTAATGCATACCATTTTTCTTGCGTATATCTACCAGTTGCACCACACGTTAGGCACGCAACAAAATGCGGTTGCGGCTTCATTCTTTCTGCAAATTGATATGAGATATGCTCACTTCCGCAAAACGGGCAGTTCTTTAGTTTATCAGTCATAGCTAATCCTTCTTAGGTGGTGTTAGAGGCTTCCAAAATATCACGTCAACTATATCGAATCTGGGCGAGAGCCCTTTCAATGACGGCGCATAATACCCGATTTGATAGCCATAGTTCTTGCTAAGAACTAGATAATTCACTTCCTGTGTATTAGGTAATTTATCCTCGATGTTTACCCACTCATCCCTCACAAGCGCATCATAACGCTCTTGTAGTTCTTTAAGTTCTTGCACAGCGGAGGAGGCGGATAGGGCTGCTCTTGCTTTATTGAGATAAGAACGGCGACAATTAACTGCGGCATTCTCCACATCTTTTTCAAAATCGTATGTCATATTATTCCTCTATTCCAAATTCTCTGAGTGTAGTTTTTAATTCTTCATCGTCAGAAAGTTCTATACAATCATGACAATTTCGCACTAAATTAACAACGTCTTGTAATGCCTCAACAAGCTTTTCCTCTCGTACTGTTAGTTCTTTTAGTAATTCTCGAATTTCTTTCCAATTAGTTTTCTTTATAGGAGTATACCATTCATCATTATTATTTAAATCAATTGATAATGTGCAAATATAACAATTATTAAGGCCGTTAATTACATCAATCCGCTGTTTTATGTCTTCACTCATATCCTACCCATCTAATCTATTTTCTTCGTTAATAGCTTCTTGAAAGTCCCATATATCCATTATTTAAGCCTCTGTTCTAGGTATTCACTGATTAATGCAAATGTAAGCTTCTCATCATTGTAAGCACGTTTAATTAAATATGGTTTTTTATGTTTATTACATTTCTGGCATATATGCTGTAATTGACCGCTGTATAGATTTGCATTACATGTGCATTCCTTCTCAGGCTCTAGCATTATACGATATGCTATTATTTCACCTTCGCCTTCTGCATCCCAATTCCATTCGCAAGCTTCACAAATGGCAAAAGTGCCGTTCCTAAATTTTACCTCTACCATTTCAGCATCGCCTACAGGTTGTCGCTTCGATGTATTCGGTATCCACCCATCATTTAGGGGCTTTTCTTCCTTGTTGATATTATCTTGTACACTAAGTTCCTTGTCGCTATTATACTGCATACTAACTAATTCAAATACAGCTTCAAGGGCTGCACGCCACGCTCTAAAACCATCAATACCTTGCAATCTTTCTAGTCTAGTGTAGTTAGTAATTAAATATTTTCTATGAGCATCCATCGCAGCGCAAAGAATCTCATCAGTAACTACTATCTTTTGTTCTAATTGGGCTTTGAGGGCGATGTATTCAATAGAATGAGTAATATCCTCCCTACATGATAAATATATTTTATTAAATTGGGTGGGATTGTGTTTAAAATCACGCTTATCATCTTCAATGGCTATTTCCATCATATCTATAAAATCTTTTATTACTGTCATATATCCTCTCTTTAACGTTATGTTTTATCTTTTGGCTTTAATCTATCAAACGCAGCCCGTTTATTGCTGTATGGGCAAGTTTGGGCGGTTTAAACGCTATTTCAACCCCTTTATGTAATCCAATATTACTTGTTTCCATTCTGGACGTATCTTAAACACCTCCAAAACAAAACCTGACTTTTTACGCTCTCGGCATTCCCTAGAACGCTCTGTTGATGATTTAGCCATTTAAACCTCTTATTTGATAAACCCATCATACGCAACGCCGTTGCAATAGTCAAGTGCTTATTTATCGCTTCTGTGCATTTTTTATCAACTCATTCACCACGTCATTATCCAAACCCTCGTCTATTAACTCCGCTTTAAGCTCACGGATAGCGCATTTTGTCGAGTATATCTTTCCATATCCTTCTTCGAGATATAACCGATAATGCTTTAGAAGGCGTTCACGTACTTGTGTTTGCTTTTCGTAGTTCATATACTCTCCTGTTCTAGCCTATGTTGTTAAATCAAATACTTAGCTTGATATTCTGCATTTTTTTCACGCATTGAATTATAGAGTTTTATTAACGGCCTATCCCATCCATCTGATTCGGATAATGTTTCAAAACCTCTTTTTGCGTCATCTTGCGCCTTCTGAAAATAAAGTAGCATATCATCATCTTGACTTGGAATACCGCGTTCTTGGCAATAAAAAACATAACTACTAGCCCAGCCCTGCCTCAAAGATAACCTCCCTAACTGGGTATCTAATATCTCTTCATCAGTAAGCATCTTTTGCGGCACTGGACGCTCTGAAGCTATCGTAATGCCAGCACTATATTTATTTAATTCACCTATAGATGGGACTGATGTTTTTAAATGCATTTGCATTGTACTTTCCCACAGGATATCCAAAAACCTCTCTGAATATCCCTGAAGAAACGTATTATAAAATGGCATCTGGTCGCCAGTTAATGACGGTTTATATAATTGGTTTAGGTTGTTTACGAATTCGTAGTAATACATTTCTGTGCTCCATTAATTCTGTTTAATCTGCTTTCTTCGCACATATCCTCAAGTTTTATCATTGATATGGCGTTTAAAATATCATGAGGTGTCGGCATTACAGAGCTTTGCCTTATATGCTTTTCAAAACCTCTTTTTATCATGTAATACGATTCGTTTTTTAAAATCATTTGCATAAGCATGATAATAGCTTCTAACTGCTCAGGAGATTTTCCATAGATGTTTAAAGCCTCATAGCAAGTCGTAACGAATCTAGTTAACTTCTTCTGGTCTTCGTTAGAAGTCTGGATTTTGCGCTCGCATATGTCCCCTTGTTGCTGCTTCGAGAGTTCGTTGGTGTTTGTCTTGATTGTTGTTTCCATTGTAATTTCCTTTTATTTCAAAAACGCTTGTCCAGTTATTAATTATTGATTGCTGTAATACCTTTGAGGGGTCTTGTCCTGAAGTTCGCAACTCATCCAATTTGACTATGACTAATTGCTGCGCTCGATTTGTTGCTTTCCCTTTTCCCTTTTTATTTCTCATCTCAAGATAATCTTTCCAATCATCCATAGGTAACCAATCAGGCAAGGGCAAAACGAAGTTGCCTTCTTTCTTTATATTCTTTTTCTTCTCTTCTTCTATTTCCTCTATTTTATACGCAAAATTTGAGGGTTCAATTGCAGCTTCATTTGCAGCTTCATTTGCAGGTTCAATTGCAGCTTCAGCAGTGGGCGCAAAATTTGCGTGTTGTGGCTCTTTTTCTTTTATATTACAATCGCTTAACACTCCGCAAAAGATATATTCATGCCCTCTGAACTTTGCATTAGGTAATCTATATGATTTTATCTCTATGAAGCCGCCTTTTTGTAAATCCTTTAATGCTCCTGAAACAGTATTAGGAGCAAGCGAAGTCCATTCGCAAAGTGTATCTATTGTGGGGTATGTGCGTTTATCTTGACGATAGAATAATGACAGGGTTAATCCTATGTGTTTTGCTCTCGATGATATACTTTCATCCAAACAAAGAAAATTACGCCATTCTATGATATTCATTATCGCCTCTTATGGTTGAGCGTTATTTATGGGAAAAAGAGGGGCAACTAGCAGCCCATAAACTGCTCCGCTTGCAAACGGTGTTGCCCTCTCCACTTGAATAGCATCAAGAAACCACTATTCTAACTAATAAGTTTAATTATGTAAACTGTTTTTAAGTTTCTGATAACGTGTTATTTTAATAGATAATTTCTCAACTAAAAAAGCTATACCATTGATTAATATAATTAATGTAGTCCCAAAACCTAAACCAATCAAAAATAACACCAATGCTGCAAATACGTCATTATTTAAACTTTGTTCAATTATTGGTAATAATAAAAAATACGTCATTTTAAACTCCTAATTATAAAAAAAATATACATACGATAATAAAAAACTAATGATGAGAAATACTAATACCCATTCTGTACGGTTATTCATTTCACTTACCTTTGTTCATTGTTTTCATTATGTCTAAAATAGCTTGTCGCTGCATACGGTTTGATATTTTTCTACCCTCTCTTGCAAGTAGCATAATAAATCTGTCGTTCTCATTCTCTTCAACTGACAACCCATCTATACCATCAAAAAAGAACGCTATAGGCTTACTTAAAGCCCTTGCAATCGATACGATACGGCCTCCAGACAATCTATTTGCACCGCGTTCGTATTTATCCAATTGCTGGTGAGTCACGTTAATTAACGTTGCTAACTGCTGTTTAGAAAGGCCAGTTAGTAAACGCGATTCTTTTACTTTAGCAGCGATAAATCTATCAGCTTCTACATTATTCTCATCTATTCTTGACATGCTATTCTCCTAAATTGTTTAAACATAAAATATTAGCGCAATTTTCTAACTTAGTGTTTGGCAGATAAAAGCCATAAGTCCATATTACTACAAATAGAAATGCCATAGATAAATAGAACCGTATAGTTTTAATCATAATAACCTCCTAATTGAAAACCTCGCCTCCCAAGTAATAAACAGTTGTAGTAATAGAGTCAACTATTAGTTTGCATTATTTTTATAAATTATATTAGGGGTGGTATTTTTGCAACTTTAGATAACGCGTGACAATTTATCACGGTTTGATATAATCTGTTTATCCTTGGTATTATTATTGGTACTAAGTTTGCTCGCTTGTGGTGGGAGGTCGGCAAAAACATTCCCGCTACGGAACACACGCCGAAAGGTGTACTATACGCTATGGTGTATGGTTGGTATAAGTTCCTTATGTGTGGGCTTCCGTAGGTCGCTCGTAAATAGCATATAGGGCTATCACCCCCACCGTTTTAGATTATTCTAGTAAACAGGTGGGGGATTATCTTAGAAATATCCAGAGCCTAAAGCTGCGTCGGTGTGGTATGAAGCTTGACGCTTTTTAAGAAGCGCTGAATTCTCTTTAGCATATTTGATTATATAAGCTTTTTGTTGTTTTCTTGCTGCGATTGGTCGGCATATATGGCAGCGTAACGCGTGCGTTCTGCATTCAAATTCTTCTTTACAATCTTTGCAAGCTATTATCATATAACACCTAACTCGTTTAATATTAATTTGACATCATCTACTGAACGCACGACAAATACATAATGGCCGTCTTCTTTTAATTCCTCGTGAAGCGCCTCCTGTTTTTCTGACAACTTTCCTTTTGCGCTTTTAACTTCTAGGAATATTAAATTTAACTGACCTTCACAAACATCCTTTGCGTATAATGACCGCCAGAATATAGTTATATCAGGGAAGCCAGTTCTAACTCCCTTAGCCTTTAATTTCTTTTGACGATTGATTGCTTGCCAGCCACTGGCTTGGTTAGAAACTTCAACTGTATGCCACCTAGAAGGCCGCTTAATCACTGTATCGAGATATTGAGCTATAGCTAGGTGTATTTGCTCTTCTAGTAAGTCAGGAACGTATACTGTACGCTTCTTATTTACCTTAGCTATATTAGGATGCTGTATGCGTTTCATTATTTCCTCGCCATAAAATAATCAAATACTATGCAATAAATTATTCCTAGAATTAAAACCGTATAAAATGTTGTCATTATTTATCCCAAAAATCATTATCATCAAATTTCACAAAACTAAGCGATACTACTATCAATAATAATATGCCTAGATATATCATATCATAAACCCATCTTTATCAACGCCACGTTCTTTTAGTACAGCAACAGCTAATACAAACCGTACCATATTATTAAAGTTAGGATGCGACCAATAAGTCTTGCCAGCGACATATATCGTATGCCAGCCAGCCATTAATAAATCATGTGACGTTGTTCTCATTAGTATTTACCCTGTTTTAATCGCTTATACGCCTCAATTATTTTATCATAAGTACATTGTTTCATAGTTGGTTTATATCTACCTGCTAACCAGTCATAAATTAAACCATCACTAATACCAGAATAGCGCGAAATATCTGCCACTGTTATATTATAGTGGTCGAGCAATTGCCTAAATTCCTTCGGTGACTTTCTCATCTTTGCTCCAATCACTAATTTTTATTCTAGTCATAGTTTGTATCCTGTTTGCCATATCTATGGAGGGAGCGTTCTTTTTTCCACTCGCAAGCTCTAATAAATAAGAGCGCGAACAACCTATTGATTTAGCTATACTATCTATTGTTTTGTTTTTTTCTTTAGATTCTAATATATACTTTTTTAATTTAACTGCGCCTACTTTCACCTGTCATCCCTTGGTTGTTTTAACTTGAAGTAAGTGTAAGTTATTGTTTTACATATGTCAATTAAAAAAGTCGCTGTCAGCGTTAAAATAATACTTGCATTGTTCGCTAGTAGCGTATATAAATGGTTTTACCGAATAACAACTAAAGAGGTTTAAAATGACTTATGTAAAAATGATGCAAACTAGGAAAATATGTGAGGATGGCTTTATCGTAAAACAGCTTACAGCATGCTCTGTTTATGATTTACGTGAGTCAACTGCTCGGGATTGTTTTCGTCAAGATTGGGCTGTTAAGCCTAATGAAGAAGAAATTGCAGATTACGAGCGCAAAAAGCTTGAAGTAGCTAATGCCATAAGTAGTTTTGGCAATTCATATACAGCAATGTTTAGTGCGGCTGAAATGGCAAGTTTAAATAACATTAAGAATATTGAATTTTATAGGGATGAAATATAATGCGTATAAAACAAGAGGCTTCAATACATAACGCCGCTAACATTGATGATGAGGAGCTGCATCACGCTGGCGCAATGATAGTTAAATCATCTACTTATAGGGATATGGAAGCTAAATTAAGAGCTGGCGTTATTATGATTGTTGATGAAAAAAGAAGGCAATTATTAATAGATAACTTAAATAAAAACGGAATACATGTTCAATAACAACTTCCACACTAAAGCATATATAATGATAGGTTTATTTGTGTTGGTGTGGGTATTAATTAAGATGGGGTTTTAGTATGGTGAAAATCATTAAACTAGAAAATAGTAAAGAATATTCTGACAAAAAAATAGTAAAAGTTAGCGATACAAATGGTCAATTTAAAGAAACTTGGTTTGATAATGTAAGTAAAAAAGAAGCTACAAGTATTGTAGCAAGATTAGCTACTGGTAGGAATCATGGATAAACTAGAACACATAAGCGAAGAAGATGAGCAAATGATGTATGATTATTATATGGGGTTAGTATGATTGATATATTGCACGAAATACAAGTAAAATTATCCGTGCCAAAAAATAGACGTAATTCTTTTGGTAATTACAATTATCGTAATGCTGAGGATATTATTGATGCGGTAAAAAAACTACTTCCAGAGGGAAGTTATCTTATTCTTACTGATGAGATAATTCTCATAGGTAGTCGTTTTTATGTTAAGGCTGTTGCTACATTACAAAGTGGTGATAAGTGGTATAAGGCTGAAGGATGGGCGCGTGAGTCCGATGACAAAAAAGGCATGGATTCCTCTCAGATTACTGGTGCTGCATCATCATATGCTCGCAAATACGCTCTAAACGGATTATTTGCTATTGATGATGGTGTTGATGCTGATTCTCAAGATAACTCATCTAAAGTATCTAAAGCACCTAAAGTTGTGACTCCGCAAGATACAGCAGATAGGCTTATAACAAAGGCAAAAGGATTTACTGAATATGCAGCCCTTAAAGAATGGACTAAACTGCAAGTAGTTATAGACGCTAGAGATAAGCTTTATATCGATGACAAAATATTATCAGATAAAGTCGAGGCGGAAATTACTAAACTAACCGAAGCATTGCCATGATAGAATATATAGACCCATTTAAGAATAAAACCTTTGTGGAAGCTATACCAATGTCTACTGGTGTTCGATTTATTATTTTAAAAGAGCGGACGAAAGTTATTGAGTTTTGGGATATAGAAACAGCAAAGAAGATACTAAATGAACTACAACAATCAATAGAGAGTAAATATGTCAGTAAATAAAGTTATTTTAATTGGCCGAGTCGGTAAAGACCCTGAAATACGCTCAACACAAGATGGCCGTGAAGTTGCTAATTTCAGCGTTGCTACTTCCGAATATTGGAAAGATAAAAATTCTGGCGAGCGCAAAGAAAAAACTGAATGGCATAAAATATCTGTATTTAATCAAGGACTAATCGGCGTGATTAAATCCTACGTTAAAAAAGGCTCTAAGATATATGTGGAAGGTTCTTTGCAAACTAGGAAATGGCAAGACCAATCTGGAAAGGATTGTTATAGTACCGAGGTTGTGTTACAGGCGTTTAATGGCACTCTTCAATTACTGGATAGTAAATCGGATGATATATCGCAGCATAGTCAGGCTAAAGGTAATGGATACGCTCCTAGTGAAAGCTCGGAAGATATATTATCGGACGAGGTGCCTTTTTAGTTACATTATGGGCGGTGTATTGGCTGGGAGTTCTTGGCTAGTGGTATACCTACACCGCCCACCAATTTAAGGAGTTGTTATGAAGATAGCTGATATACTAGAGATAGCAAAAGAAGAGAATCATTTATGCAGAGCAAATCCGCATAGAATGGAAGCCAAGCTGCGTGAGATAATGGAGCTTATGCCTGATATAATAAGATTTCTTGATTCTGGTGAATATGTTTATGAAAATCAAGGACTAATAGCTCAACTCAAGAAATGGATAGATGAATAGATGGTAGCAATATTCGCGTTCTTTGCAGGTTTATACTATGATTTACCAATAGGTTATTTTCTACTAGGTTTTACATTATTATTCATAGAGGGTATGAATGCAAATCGTTAAAACAACTAAAATACGCTCTCCTATACACCGTAAATTTGTACGGGAGCAGCCATGCTGTATAACTAAGGATGATGAGCATATTAATATGAGTCACTGGTTATCACATAAATGCACAAGAGGTGAAAGAGTGTGGGATGTAGTCAAAAGCCGTGTAGCCCACCATTTAACGGCGCTAAAGAATAAACTCAAAGACAAAGGAACTTCCACTAAAACATGTGATAGTAACACCGTGCCTTTATGCAAAATTCATCATAATACATTACATCAAATGGGTGAAGAAACATTTTGGGAAGGTTGGGATAAAAACCCTGAATTAATAGCAGATGATTTAGCTAATAGAAGTCCAAGTGAAGCAATTAGAAATACTTTAAGGAGAAATGATGCCGCAGATATTTAACAACAAATACAAAGAAGTTATAGAGCGTATTAATGCATATAATTTGACATTATTAGAGAAAATCACTCTTATTTTAGAAGAGTTATGTGAGACTAAGGATAAAGACAATGATAATGAATATGATTACGGCACTATAGCAAGGGCAGTTATCGAAACGTATGAAACTGGAAATACTCTAAGGAGAAATGATGAGTTATAAAGATTTAATCGAAACTGTGTTTAATGATTCAAAAATATCTGAACAATATTCATTTTCAGAGAGCATATTCATTGAAGATATAATGACTACTATAACGGAAAGAGAAGCATTAGTTTTATATAAAAGATTCGCATTCAATGGATATGATTTTTGTACATTAAAAGCTATAGGATTAGATTTTGGTGTAACTGGAAATAGGATTCGCCAAATTGAATCTAAAGCATTAAGAAAATTAAAACATCCTTCTCGAAATAGATGCATGCGTGAAAATAGAAGGATGGCAGAGATACAAGAAGAGAATCGTCAATTAGCTATTAAAAGAGCTAAAGAAGACCAAATAGAAAGAGAATTATATTATAAACAACATAATATATCTATTGATGAATTTAACTTCGCATGTCGAACGCGGAATTGTTTAATGAATAGCAACATAAGAAATATTTCTGATTTATTACGATGGTCAGAAAAAGAATTATTAAAGCTTCCTAATTTTGGGCGCAGATCATTAAATGAAATAAAAGGAGTCCTTGCAAATATAGGATTAGAATTAGAAAAGGATTAAATATGAATGATAAACTAGAGGTAAAAAAGGATTCTTTACGTCAGATGCAGGGTGGCGAGATAAAGCTAGGCTTTACCATCCAGCACGCCGATATGCCAGATTTTTTATATTCCGACCCAATGGGGAAAAGATATTACGTAGTGTTTATAGATGCCGATTACTATGACGAAAGCAATGGAGTTGTAAAAGAATCTTTGATTACTGAACAAATAGAAGGTGAGAGACTTAGAACTATGGCGGTTATGTTGTGTAAAGATTCTGGTTTCCAGAAATATGTTGGGAATCTTAGCGCGGGAGAGGATTGGCAATATGTATCATCAGAGGATGGGGCAATTGGTGCCATTTATGACGCGTGCAATATTAAATCACGCTCTGAACTAGCTACTAATAAAAACGCTCAAGATGCATTTCATGTTTTATTAAGAGACTTCCGCGAATGGAAAACATCACAAGATTATGCGGATAACCTAAGTAGATGAAATATAGAAAGCTCCCCAAATGGAAATATCAACTAACTAGTACGTACAACGTACAAACCAACATCGTGCTGAATGAGGATATTCAAGAGGATTTTATATACCTGCATAAAAGCGGAATGATGACAATTAAAGAGGGTTATGCTTGGGATGGTGCAACAGGTGGTATTGATACAAAGAACTTCATGCGAGGTTCACTTATTCACGATGCAGCGTGTCAATTGATTGCACTAAAGCGACTGCCACAATCTCAACGGTTAAATGCGGATATACTTCTAAAGCAAATCTGTATTGAGGACGGTATGTGCAAATTACGCGCTTGGTGGGTTTATAAAACTGTTAGATTATATGTGAGGATTAAATATGTATAAGTCAGATAAACACAGAGTGGAAGATGCATTTATTCCTTTTTGTCTTTTTTCTCTTATTCAACAACATAAAGATGACGATGCAGAGGATAAAGCCGCATATCAAGAAGGATTGAAAAAACTATCCCAAGATATAAACAAAAATATAATATCTAGGAATTTAGCAACAAGAATAGAAAAGCTGCGAAATAGCTTATTTAACCCTTTTGTGGCGGAAGAGATGCCCAGAAGAAAGGCGTATATGATATTTAGCCGCCTAGCTTATATTTTACATGAAAACGAATCTATAGAACTAAGTGAAAACTGTATTGAGTTATTAAATTCAATGAATGATGAATTCGAGAAGAATATCCAGAATGAGGATATAAGAAAACAAGATGCTAGTGCAGCAAAACAAGTCGATAAAGTATTGAAAAAACTACAACAACAAGGATATTTTTTATGAAGAGTAATCAATCAGGCGAAGGCACTCACGGAAGTGCATTAGTAAAGAAATATAACGAAATCCCACGCGGAAAAGCAGGATTAAATTGTGTAGAACATAAGCCGTTTATCCTATCAATTAATAATCATATCAATCAATTCGCTTGCAATAATTGTGACGACTCTTGGCAAGACCGCATCAATAAAACAATAAGGAGGAGAGTATGATTAGATGTTTTTTCGGATGGCATAAAATTAAATTAATAGGCGATTTCGCAAATAACGTATTATTTAGACGTTGCGAACGCTGTGGAACATATAAAAAACAGGCAATTCATGAGAAGTTACATAGAAACAAGGCGCGGTAAGAATAACCACCCTGATAATGATTGCAAAAATAAACAGCCCCATTTCCTATCTACTATAGAATATAGCCCATATTTTGCATGTGATAATTGTGATACTGCATGGGTGAGTAAGATAAAGTATGTAAGAGAGGCGGGAAAATATCAATACTCCGCTTTAGAAAAGTAACGGCCATATAACAAGTTTCATTAAGGCAATTAACCCTGTAGCTAAAGAAATCAATATTAAAACATCTAATATTCTTGCCATAATAATCCTTAATAAATACGCAGCAGCCTAAAACTACTGCGTATTATATTATACTTTAGTCAGGATAAAATCAACCCCTGCGATAAGTTCTTTTCAGAGCACCTGCACCAAGAAAGTACACACTAAAAATATAATCCCTACTAATAGAACACCTCTATAGTAAATCGGCACTTTCTGGAATTGCTTTTTTAGATAATTCATTTGTTTGTCATACTTTGGATTATTGCATCCTTGTTTTTACTTGAACTGCTAGAACCGTAAAAGAATGAAAACATTCCCGCAATTGCAGTTCCTAATAAAAATCCTAATATTGTATCGGCAAACCTAGTATTCTCAACTGGTATTGTTCCAAACGTTATAAATCCTATATATGTCGCACTAGCAATTGACCAGAATATTGAGAAATAATATATAAATCTCTTTGAGAATAAATCATCCTGTCCAAGTGCAGCGCCCTGCATTGTTCTTGCGCTTATCTTATCGTTAATTGATAATTCTTCGCGTTTAATATCAAACTCTTCAAGTTTTAACTCACCTGTTTGTTGAAGCTCTAAAAGCTTTCGGTGTGCCTCTGCACGAGCCTCTGGATTTGGAATAACTTTATCAATAATCTTTAAACCTGTGGCGATAATATCATCAATTCCAATCATAAGCCTATACCGTATCCGTCTTTTGTTTTATGAAGAACTTGTCCGCGATTATCACCTTCTACATGCGACACGTGAATCCAACTTCCTTCATTGATTACTTGTTTAAACATTAGATTTTTTTCTATCCATTCTGCTAAATCTTTATTAGATACTCCTGCGATACATATATCTGCTGCGCAACCTATCATATGGTCGCTTGTTTGTGAGCCTCCAACAGCTTTATTTACTTCTGGGCAACGATACCATGATAAAGGGGAGAATGCTCCGAATTGCTTTCTAATTGGCTCTAGAACGTTATTAGCTAGCGCAATGGCATTTTTATAACATATAGCAGGCAATACGTTATCAATTGTATTCTTACGTGCATATTCTGAATATTGACATTCACTTATAGTAAAGTTCTTGGATAGTTTTATTTCCATTTTACCACCAATGTAAGAGTTTACCACCGACAAATCCGCCAACTGTAGTGCATATAGTAAAGAACAATCCAGTCATATAGATAATGACATCAGCTTTAGTTTGTAACTTTATCATAGCCATTGTGTTTTCGCCAGTTTTCTTCGCATTTTCGGAAATGGTCGTTCCTAATGTTGCCATTAATCCCTCAAGATTATGCAGTGCTGATTCATGTACTTGGATTCTATTAGCGTGTTCATGCTTAGACTCTCTTAATCGGTGAACTTCAACGTCATTGAGATAATCAATACGTTTATGTGCACTGGTAGTTTCTGCCTTTATACCAGCAATCGCCACTTTTATATCAGTAACATCGTCTTCTAATATCTCAACGCGGCCTTTCATAATTCAACCATGGTTATAGTTTTGATAATTTTGGGTCTTGCTCTATATAATCCTCATCAGTAAGAATAGGAGTGTCATTAGCTTTAAGAACTGGAGCAGAGATTTGACCAGTTTTAACATTAACTTTAGAGAGTTTATTTGCAATATCTACTACTTCATATTGTCCTCGCCCTTGGGATAATAATATAGCGTCATCAACTCTTTTACTATTAGTAGCTTGGATATTAACAGTATCGCCATCGCCTAATTTATATTGTACAAACATAACCCCTCCTAGATAAATTCAATCATTTCAAACGCGGTCGTTAATTGTATTGTTCCTACTGCATTTCTTATGCTTCTAACATTCGTTGTAGATGTTGATAATACGCCAAGATGTATAGAAGCCCAAGTACTAGTTGTGGTACTATTCGTACGGCCGTTATAATTTACCATGACTTTGTTTCTATCTGTCATCGTTACAGAAGTATCTATTTGTGTATCTGAAGTAGTTAAAGTAGTCTGTCCTGTAGTTTTAGCTCTAATATACCCAGCCTCAAATTCAACTACCGTACTCTTTAACGTCCTAGATGTAGAAGCAGTCCCGACACGTTCGTATCTATGATTAGTGGTTGATGTTAAAGATTGACGATACATATTAGTATTTGCGAAGTTAGCCGAACCTGTGATTTGTCCGTTTTCAATTATCATTGAATTATTTAAAACGACCGCCGTGATAGTGGTATCAATTGTTAAGGCTGTATCAGCTACGGCTTGAGATATTTTCTGAACTAATTTAATAATATTTGGGCGTAATTCTACCACTGTATAGGCAACTGTTGTACTATCTGTACCCAAATTCCTTGTCGCAGTAACAGTTGTGGCATCGGTTAAATCTATCATCGTAAGAATTGCACGCGCAGAGGACGCACCAGTAGTTGTGTTTAAAAGGCCGCCATAAACAACAAAAGCATTAGCCGTATCTACTGAAGAAATCGTAGCTGTGTTTGATGTTACTGTCGAACCTAAAACAATAGTACCAGTTTGCATACTTATTACTGCATCAGATACAAATTCTACCACAACACCATAAACCGTTAGTGTATTAGTTGTGCCGTCACTTCTAGTGGCTGTGATGGTTGTTCCGTTAGTTATCTCCAAGTATGCAAAGGCATTAGCTGGGTTAGTAGTGCCTGTATTATTGGAGTTCATACCATTAAACATAACAAACGATTTACCAGTATTAATAGCGTTTATCGTTGCGGTGTTGGAAGTTGAAGAAGCAGCTATTGTTATTGTTACTTCTTGAATACTTCTTATAAGACTATTGTCTGACGCCTGCGCTCCCCAACCGATACCAAATACCATTATGCCAAATCTCCAACTAATACCCAACTCGTAGAAGTTATCTTACGTAACGTAGCACCTGAATATTGTCCCGAAAGTGTAACTTTGCTATTCCTTGAGTTTAATGTATCTGTTGTTATAGATACCGTTACGATTCCAGCACCAAGTGATAATAAATCTATTTCCGTACCAACCACGAAAGCAACTGAAGCATTCGCAGGAATAGTTAAAGCAATTGAGGCGGCATTAGATAACGTGACGAGTTTACCAGCGTCGCCTAAAACTAACGTATATGTCGTTCCTGTTTGAGCATTAACTGGCCTATATCCCTGTACTGCTACAACTGCGGAATCACCAATCGTGCCACCGTTTAAACTGGTAAATGTAGCAACCCCTAAGGCTGGTGTAACTAAACTTGGTGATGTAGCAAACACGTTAGCACCAGAACCAGTTTCATCCGTTAAAGCTGTGGCTAATTGCGCCGATGTAAACGAACCCAATACAGTAGCATTACCTGTAGATGTTATATGCCCTGTTAGATTTGCGTTGGTCGTGACATTACCAGCCGTTAAACTCGCGGCCGTTCCAGAAAGTCCTGTGCCAACACCCGTTATAACTCCAGTTGTATTAAGGTTATATGAACCTAAGTCAACATTCTGCGATGCTCCTGTATACGGTACAAGATTTGCATTCGTTGCAACAACTGGCAATTCAAGTCTTGCGCTTGTAGCGTCATCAATGCGTAAATCAACCGTGGCTGTACCAGATACCATCACACCATATACTTTTACTACAATTCTATCAGTTGATAATAGTGTAATAACCGAAGGATTGACCGCAGTAACAGTCGTGCTAACAACAGTATTAACCGCTGTGGATGCTGATACATCTGTGGTTAAAAGCAGTGTTTCAGTACCCGCTAAAACACGCTTATATATTTCTGCATATGTATAATAATTATTTGAACCCGCAGCCTTTTGCGTATCATAATGAACCGTTATAGTTCCAATCGGTATTGACGTTATATTTGGAAAGTTAGCATTTGTTGCAATACTAGCCATAACCGCAGGCGTAGTTGTAAGAGCAACAGGAATAACTTCAACCGCAGCCGTTGTATATAATGATAAACTTACCGCTTGATAATACCCGCCGATACTTGAAGCGATATCAGCAAACATATAAGTCTGTAATGAATAAGTAGTAATGCTATTATCAACATAAGCTTTCACAGATTGCTGCGAAGGTACAGCAGTTGCGCTATCACTTGCCATATCATCTTCATCAAGAAAATCAATAACTGTAGCCGTACCAGAGCCAGAGAACATTGGAACTTTATTTGCTGCGGATGTTAATCCAGCTAGTGCTGCAAGCTCTGCATCAGCTATGGTTGTAGCATTACCAACGGACGTGATAGGTCCTGTTAAATTAGCATTAGTTGTAACAGTCGCAGCGTTTCCAGTCGTGCTAGTTGCTATGATTGTACCAGAACCAGTAGCTGCCAATGAACCACCTGTGCCAACTACCATTGCGGCAGTTGTATTAGTGCCAGATGTAATATCACTAAAAGCAGACGAACCACCCGAAACCGTAGCCCAAGTATTATCGCCTCTGTAATAAGTTGAAGCACTCGGTGTTCCAGTCGCAGAGTGCATAGCAATATCAATTGCGCCTGTGGCAATAGTTGTAGCGTTTCCAACACTTGTTACATCGCCAGTTAAATTTGCGTTAGTCGTAACTGTAGCTGCGTTGCCCGTTGTACTAGTCGCAACTATAGTTCCCGAACCTGTTGCCGATAAGGACGCGCCAGTTCCTACCACCATCGCTGCTGTGGTGTTTGTACTTGATGTTAAAGCGCTAAACGCCGAGCCAGCGCCAGAGTTTTGCCAAGTTGCCGCAGTACCGCTAGTTGCAGTTAGAACCTGACCAACTGTTGGTGCTGTGGATGACGATACATTTACCGTAGTAGTGGCCGATTTTAAAGCAGTTGTTGATGTTGCTGCAATTGTACCTGAGCCGCTAGTATCTAAAGAAGCACCAGTACCCACGACCATTGCAGCAGTTGTGTTTGTGCCTGCTGTGAGGTCAGCGAAGGCAGATGAACCGCTGCCACCTGTAGCATTATTCCATTTTCTTGTTGTTGAATTATAGGTTAATACCTGATTATTAGTAGGGGAGGATATAGCAACGTCTTCTAACTCTTTCAATTCAGTATAAGCGTTACCAACCCACTGGGCGCTTGTTCCGTCCTTACCTTTAATAATACCAAGGTTTAAAACTTCGCCATTTGATTTACTAATAAGCAATTCGCCTGATTCATTAATTTCAATTTGGTCAATTGAAATTCCATCATTAGCTTTAACAATACCAGCATTGATTTTCTCACCGTCTGATTTACGAATGATTAATTCGCCTCTAGAATTGACCATAGCAGTTGCTACGGAAACCCCATCTAAACCATCACGACCATCATTTCCATTAATACCATCGACACCGTCACGACCATCCATGCCATTACAGCCATCCATTCCACAATCGCCTTTTATGGAATCACCTTTATCTCCCTTATCGCCTTTATCGCCTTTTTCCCCGCGCTCTCCCTGAAACATGATAGGAATCTCGAAGAGATTATCTATCTTATCAATTCCAACACCTTTTAATAGGTCATCTAATTCTTGCATGTTAATTCCTATAATTTAGCGCGTTCTGCTGCAATTAAAGCATCTTGTCTAGCGAGCCACCCGTTGCCAATTCCTAAAATCTTTTCTCTGTAACGTCTGGGGGTTATTTCAGCCTCTAATCGTTCCATTTCCTGTAATGCTTTGCGCTTAACTTCGCCCGCTTGCCATTCTACACTTTTAATTACTTCCTGAGCCTCTTCTTCTGGCGTTAACAAATAGTGAACGCCATCAATCATTTTAGTAGTTACTGAAGCATCAACCTCGATTTGAATTCCACTAGTATTAATTACTTTTTTCATTATAGAACCCCATATAATTTAAATGTTCCAGATGTTATATTGCCACTACTTAATGTAAATTTAATGTTATTAATAGCGTTAGTAGTGCCCTTATAAGCTGCGCTACCTCTCCTATGTGCATTAGCACCAGCGTTTTCTTCACATGTAGTATCATATAAGAATAATTTATGCGCCGCAGTTCCTAATGGATTATACACTATAACGCGCCCAGATAATGACCTGCCAGCAGTATTGCCTATATTACCAACTGGAGATATTATAACACTAGTTGATGACGAACCAACTGTAGTAACTGGTGTAGCTGAACTACTAACCCCATCGAAACCTACGTAGTTATACTCATTGGTTGTTTTATATGTCGAGCCGTTATCTTCAGATACTACCATACCTAAACTTACGTTATCAGTTGCCGCAACTACATCTATTAACTCAAATATATATTGTTTATAAGTCGTTGTTAAATATGTAGAACTAAAAGCTATTGAAGCCGATGTGCTCGCCGTTTGCGCCTGCAGCAAGACAAGCGTTCCCGAAGCTAATGATAATAAGTTTGCAACAGTATCTCTTTTAGTTAAATTACTATCACTAATATCTTGGAAAACAAGATAGTCACCAGTTGCTGCTGTAGCTGTAGCTACTCCTGTAAAATCACTTATTGACCCAGTTGCTCCAGTCGCACCCCTCGCACCTGTTAGATACATAGTCCAATCTGCAAGAGTTCCACTTCCACCAGTTGCAGTTACTGTAATAGTTAAAGTCGTACTAGAATAACTAGCTATTACGCCCCACATATAATTTACAGTCGGTGAAGCATCACTTGCTATAAGTATAAATTGTCCAGCCTCTAAAGCTAAACCAGAAGCTACTGTAAACACTTTTGAACCTGTGCCAATAGCCAAGCTTGTTGTAGAAACTATAGTTAATTGCCCTGCGTAAACCCCTGCTTGTGTTTCACTAGCTAATGCCGCCGCAGCGCTCGCCGCCGCATCTGCTGCTGAACTTGACGCAGCTCCTACAAGTAATGAAGGCGCAGAAACATAAATATTATTAGTTCCACTTACTGGAGCAGTTGCGAATGTTAACGTTGTACCACTTATCGTATATGCCGAAGGGTTTTGTATCTCGTATCCTGCTGTGCTTGCTACGTTTATAAGAACTGTATCAAGAGTACCAGTAAAAGCATTACCAGTAAAAGCAATAGTCTGTGAACTTCCAGCAACTATAACTTCATTATACGTACCACTTGCAGTACGTTCAGTTCCACTTGTTCCACCAATTGAAGGTATTAATCCACCTGCTGAACGTGTTATTGTATACGTTATTCTATAGGCCTGACCTTCTACTAAAGTAATAGCTGCCGTCTGGCTTATCGCGGTAGATATTGCCCCAGTTGCAGTAGCTACTCCTGCTGCTATTGTCCATCCCGAACCCTTTGTCCAGCCTGTGTCAGTTGCGAATGTTCCATTTGTGACAACGTTAGTTAGTCCGCTATTAACCCAAACATAAATGGCTTTTTCGTCTGTTCCAAGGCTACTAGATGTAGTAAATGCAGTTTGTGAACCTGTGCCACTAAATGACTCAAAATAAGCTGTAGATGAAGAAGAAAGCGTTGTAAACGCAGTCACTCCTAATGTGGTTTCAATCGTTGCATCATTAGAATCTTTTACTACAATATCATATGTTCCCGACATCCAAATAGAACCATTACCAGTAGTTGGTCTACCACCTGAATCAAGTATTACTGGGTTTGGATGTTCTACACTTGCAGCAGCGGTTGTATACGTTGCTTTTGCTGTTGAGAATGTACCAGTTGCAGTATAAGTATAAACTTTACCACCAGCCAACGGAAGCCCACTAGCATCAAAGAATTGTAAATATGGAGGAGTCATTAATACTGCTGTCATTTGCTTTCCCTTAATTTTCTAATTGCCGCTTTTGCTTCTTCTGGTGGTAGATTATATACTTCTTTTGGAATTTTAACCCGTTTACTTATTTCTCGCGCTACCTTTTCGCCTCTTTTCGCCTGCATACTGCTTGCTATACCTCTTGAAGCGATAGAACCTGCCGAAGCAGCAGCAGTTGCTCCCAGTCCGCCACCAGCTCCCCCTACTACTATAGGCAATAATCTGCTACCGAAAGTTCTTAATAAATCCGTAGTTACTCCTGATTTCGCAGCATTTTCTATTAACTTAGCCTCTTCTGGTGTATAACCCCTCATCCGCTTTGGGTTCATAGCTAATGTGCGAAAACCAGTTTTTATAGAAGTGGCAGGATTATCAGTCATTTCTGCCCGTTTGAATATATCTTCTATATCATCCATTCTCCGAGAGGCCGCCCACAACTTAACACCTTGTTTATATGAATCAAAACCTTCTTTAGTACCAATAACCATAGATTCATCAGCTTTTTCTATCATTTCTCTAAATTCATCTTGTAGCTTTATAAGCTCTTTACCTGCCGCTGAATGTCCACGCTTGTTAACATCATATGTTCCCGCAATTTTTTCTGTTAGATTTTTATCTAACGCTTCTGCATTCGCTAGTGTCATAGGCTGGTCGCGGAATTGTTTTAACTCTTCCGCAAATTCATCACTAACAGTCTTACCACGACCAATTTTTGCATACGGGTCTTTTGGCAATATAGATTGCGCAGTATCCACAACCTTATTTGTAAAATCAGGCTTTAGATTACCCCCCAATTGCTCAGCTCTATTATATGATTGAGTTGATAAAGCTCTAATTTCATCCGCAGTTGGTATTGGCGATTTTGCTGGGATAATAGTTTCTTTTGCTATTCTAACCCCCCGACCTAATCCTCTTACAGCTTCTTCCCCTAAAGCGGGAGCTTGCTTTAATCCAGCCCTAACTTGCCCGCTACTCATAGGAAGTAAATTGCCTAAATCCCTAATAGCTTGCAAGTTTCTACCTGCTTCAGGATTTGCAGCATTATATGCTTGTAAGTTTTGCTCATAAGCCTGAACTGGCTTAGCAATCATACCCGATACATCTTGCTGCACTTGCTCAGGAATAACAGCTTTTGCAAGATTCATCATTGGATTAACCGCTTGTGCTGCTGATATACCAGCACCGACAACATCGCCAACTGTTCCACCCACACCACCAGCTAATTGTAAAGCACGCGAACCTAGGTTTTGATTATCTACGTTCTGTATAATATTAGCTAATTCTGCACCGCGTTTTCTCATATCCGCAGTAAAGCCAGTCTGTTGTGGCACTAAATCATCAAATGATAATTCATTAGCCACCGGCTTATTAGGCACTAAATCATCAAAGTTTATATCTTTCATAATCCCAACTTTCTAGGGTCTAAACCATTTTCAACTAACCGCTTTTCCACTTGCAGTCTATTAGCACCATTGTCTATAGCTATACGCGCTTTTTCGTAAGGGTCATTTAATAATTCTGGTGATACTTCGGCCGCCGCTTCCGCTTGCGAGGGAGCGTTTTGAGTATTTACAGCAGATGCGTATTTATTCTGTAACTTCTCCATTGTGTCTAAAGCTGCAAGCCTATCTTCATCAGGCACTAAAGGATTAGCTACATCACCTGCAGCTTGTTTATATAACTGAACATCTAACACACCTTGCGGCCCTTCAAATCTCGGTACTGCACCAGTTAAAGCCGCAGATAATACTTGTAATTGTCTATCCGTTTTACTTGCATCGGTACTGACACCAGCAATATTAGCCGCGCCACGCATACCTGTTTGTAATAATCCGCTAGTAGCTTTAGGTAGTAAAGCTCGCGCTTCTTTAATTAACATTAACTGATTAGGAGCACCTGCTGCTCTACTTTCTTTCTCTGCTATCTTCAATCCAGAAGCTTTTCCTATTTCTTTACCTTCTGCAATTTTAGGAGCAAACGCCGCTTCTTGTGCTTGTCTAGCGCCAGCCTCACCGCCAGCAATAGCAGGATTCATTTGAAGCTCGACATTTTTCTGAGCCTGTGTTTCCATACCCTTCTTGGCAGCAGCAATACCACCAACAGCTTCGCCGTATCCTTGCATTGGAGCGTAAGTACCTTCTGGAGTTACTTGCAGTCCTCTATCAACCGTCTTGGCAAATTGTGATAATAGATTAGCGCCTTCAATATCACCTGCGGCAATGCGCTTTTGATATTCATTAGCCAATTGTAAAGCTGCGGGAGCAGAGCCAGCACTTCTTTGCATAGCTTCCTGCTTGCGGATATTAAACTCTTCTTCCGCTCTGCGATAATCATTTAATGATTTTAAATTACTGAATATATTAGACATAAACTACCTGACCATTAATAACCGTTGGTCTTTTCTGACCTATCGCACCGCTCCCACTTAACAAAGCAGCAAGAGTTTGATTTAGTGTATTGCTCTTCTCACCAGTAGCACCTGCGGATACGTCGCCCATACCACTGTAAATATTGCCAACACCAGTTGCAGCGTTAATACCTTGAGCCGATTGTCCAGATAACATATTATAGGTATTTTGTTGATTTTGCAACCATCTTTGGTACGCATTACCATAAGTTTTATCAGCTAATCCAGTACCATAGTCTTGAGCCTCTTTTAGAGCTTGTCCAGAAAAATAGTTACCAGTTGCAGCTTGTTTACGTCCCAAAGCTTGTTCGCCTTGCTGTAGGTCAAATTGATAACCTGGCTCTTTAGTTAAGTCTCCTGGATTAAATGCTCCGCCCAATTCACCGCTTGCTAATTTACCAGCTAATGCTTGATTCGCAGCTTGTCCAGATACGTTATATGGCTGAAGTTGCGCCATACGCTGCCTTTCCATTTCCAACTTTTGGTCTTCCATCTTATTAATGGCGTTGCTCTGCATACCACCACTTAACAACGACGAGCCTATATTTAATATACTGCCTAATCCTCCAGAACCGCCACCGAATAACCCTCCGAGTCCACCCATGCTTCCGCCTGTACTAACACCAGTAGAACCGCCACCAAGCATAGACATAAGGCCGCCACCACCACCAAACAAACTACCCAATCCACTTGAACCACCAGTTAACCCACCAAGTAATCCAGACCCCTGCGTAGCACCTTGCATACCGCCGCCTAATGCTGAACCAGCTCCCGACCCTAAAAGCATTCCGCCTAATCCACCTAAAGCACCGCCACCTAGAGCGCCACCTATTCCACCGCCACCCATACCGCCAACAGCAGCACCAGCCGCAGCTCCACCCACAGGGCCGCCGAATATCGAACCTATACCAACTGCGCCTAGTTTAGCTAATTGTGTTCCCCAGCCTTTTTTTGAAAACGGTTTTCCCCAGCCCATAATATACCCCTAATTTGCTTCAACTAAACCTATGACCGTTACTGGAACTGTTACAGCAGTCCATGTGGGTACATAAATGCGATTATTACTAGCTACAACCATTCCTGAGTTTGTGCCGAGATTACCCGATACTGCAAAACATATACCGTTGGCCGAAGCCGTTAATGGAAAATTATTAATATAAGTAGTACCTGCTACCGCACTTGTATCAGTTGCAGGGGTTACAGTTACATTAAAATAACATAGATATTGTGATAGTTTATAATATCTACCTGTTATTGTTGCAGTTCCTGTTTCTGTTAAACTAGTAAATGTAGGTGTCCAACTAGTGCCAGCATCACCTGTAAATAATTGATTATAAAATAGAACCCAAGGCATTGTTGCAACTTGGTTTTCATCTACAACAGGATTTGTAATTGGCGGAGGTTGAATCACAATAAATAACTCCCGCAAATTGCTACTTTTACAGGGTCTGATATTTTAATCCTAAATGTCATCTGTCTGGCGATACCTAAACGGTTAAACATCACCGATGTTAGATATTGTCCTACCGCTCCGATTGTTGTTGTAAAGGTAGTTGACCATGTTCTTGCCCCATCTTTACTTAATTGAAGTGCAACTAATGGATTTGAACCTTGGCCATTTTGAAGACCAACACCAGTTTCAAAAGCTATCTCTAATGATTTAAACCGCATGAATTTACCTTCATCAGATAAATGAGTGTAAACTCTTTCTCTTAGAATCGCATCGCCATTATCGGTATAAGTATCCATGTCTAATTGGTAGATATTGCCATTTTCTCTATCACCGACTAATTGTTTACCAAATGCAAATACACCACAAGAGCCTCTATGTTGTTCATAGACTCCTTCAGTATTTAAGTACGCTCTTTCATGCCATTGCTCTGTTGTAAGGTCATAAACTAAAGTTGTTTCTAATCCACCACCTGTTAAGACGTAAAACACATGCCCTTGGTCTTGATACGCATATGCTCTAATTTCATCGGTATTAGTAGCCGCTTGGATTAACAACTCAATAGGTTCTGTTGATATTCTAGTGGGACTGAATCCAGATGCACGATAAACCATTCCTTGCCCAAATCCGTCTTTACCAACCCAGAATAAAGAGTTATCTAATGCCACTGTAGTATGTGGCGCAAGTATTCCTGTTTCAATTTTAGCACCCGCAATTTTTTGAAATGGAAATGCTGAAGCTCCTGTATTTGTCCATACTTCAGATGTAGTATCACCCATTAACCATAATTGACCTAAAGCGTTGTAAACTCTTAATAAATTGTCAGGACTTGATTCTGCTGTTGCAAAATCCAATGCAGCCCAGCTAGTACCATCATAAAGAGCTGAGATATAAAATGCTCCCGAGCTATTCTTACTTGCTATAAAATATCCATCTAGGAATGTAACTGTACTAACAGAAGGTAAATCAGCGTCACTTACCACCGCAAAGGCGTTTGATGAGTATGTAAACGTATATAATTTTGTGCCATCGCAAATACACAATTGGAGCCCATTTTCTGCTATAGAAACTATTCCGGAACTTTGTAACATCGCACCGTAATTAGTTACCGCTCCAGCGTTATCAATCTCATAGAATGTAGAACCACTAACTATAAATACACGTCCATTAGTAGCGGCAAACATTCCGCGAACTGCACCAACACCAGCCGTTCCAAATAATAACAATCCAGGCGTACCATATAATGCCGACGTTTCTTTACCCATTTGGTCTAAAACTGGATATAGGTTTACTGTCCTTTGAGCATCAAAAGGTAAGCTATTAGCTTGATATGTCGGCCCTACTAATCCTATCTTCATTAATAACCTGAATATACGTTAAAACCAAGAGAAGGAGTCGCGTTTGCATCCATACTTCTATTTCTCATTATTGTAGCCTTTATATTTCTCTTTGACTCATTAGCATGTTTTAAAATAGCTTCATCAACTGACTGGCCATATTCTGGCGCAAGCTCTAAAGCTAAATTATATATCAAGGCCCTTTTCCATCCTGCTGGTAATGAAACCGTTCCTGCAAGAGTCAATGATGATAATTCTTTTTCTGACGATATAAATAACGTATAAGCCGAACTTGGAACTGGCCATAACTTAATAGTTCCAGTTGGAAAGGCGTTATCGTAATTTAAAAACTCAGGTATTCCTTGAGTTGTCTTATTTGTAATATTTGCAAACACCTCATCTGGTACTATAGCTACATTCGTATCAATTGTGCTGTTTCTAATATATGAATCAATAATCATTAATGGCCTAACTGTATTAAATGTCTGCCCAGAACCAATCGTATAAGATGAAGTGCCACCAGCAAGCGTAAAGCTTTCTAATGTCCTTGCGTATATAAGCATTGATTCTGTTGACCAAGATGCAATCAAATCATTAAGCGCATCTAAAGCGTCAGCAGCCTCATCAGAAGCAGGGGACTCTGATTTAATCAAAATCCCCACCTTCTGCATTGCCTTAGTTATAATCTCTAAACCAGTAGTCATAGATTACCTTTTGTAAAAACTAGCAGTTATAACAGGCGTACCAGCACTAACAACACTAACAGTAGAAGCTGTAGAGCTTAGTTTAAAACCTTTTGGATTCATTACTGCTGAAAGCCCAGTTGTCGCATCAATAGGCACTGAAGCAACAGCAACTATAGTCACCGTGTCAACTGTTCCAGTAAATGCCGATGTCGTGAAGGATATAGCTTGAGTCGAACCTGCAATAATTACCTCTGCAAATGTCGCAGATGTAGAACGAGCAGTTCCAGCTGTACCACCTACGTTAACCGTAACCGTTCCTGCTGCTCTAGTAGCCACATATGTCACTAGATAAGCCTGACCTGCAACAATTGGATAAGTCCATAAAGCTGTTTGACTTAATGCTGTAGAAATAGCACCAGTCGCAATAGCCGTTGCACCGTCAGTAGTCCAGCCTGTACCTAGAGTCCAAGCCGTTACAGTTACGTTATCAATGCTACCAGTAAAACCAGCACCAGTGAAAGCTATAATCTGAGAACTTCCAGCTATAAATGTTTGAGTAAATGTCGCCGCTGAACCCCGAGCAGTTCCAGCTGTACCACCTACTGAAGCTGTTACAGTACCAGCCGTGAAAGCCGTTACAGTAAACGTCAAAGTATAGGTAAAGCCTTCAATCAACGTAATTGCAGAAGTCTGTGACAAAACTGTGCTAATTGCCCCAGTTGCAGTAGCTACTCCCGCGGCAATCGTCCAGCCAGTACCTTTTGTCCAACCCGTATCAGAGGCAAAAGCACCGTTAGTAACGTATTCAGCAAACGTGCCGTTAGTTACCCTATCAGTGGCTTCTTGCACATCAAATGTCCGAGCATAGAAGTCAGTTGCAACAGGCGAACCAAATATAACATAACCTGCTTTTTGGCCATTCTCATCAGTAGGGACGGTGAAGGATTCAGGTACACTAGCAGCTAACAATACAGAGTTAGTATAAGTATAACTTTTAGTTAAATCAGTAGTTTGGTTAATTACTAGACTTGATAGATTTGACAATTTTCTCCTCCTTCACTTCTTTTAGTGCTCTCCAGCCACTAGCAATGAGGATTTTTATATTATCTTCATTACTTACGTTTTTGGTATCATCACCTTTTATTAAAGTAGTCATAATACCTCCTAGTCAGATATAACTGTTGTGCCTTGGCCTTCAGGTCTAAATACAGTAAATGTATGAACACCAGCTAAAGGCGTAACACTTCCAACAGTTGGGTTTACAAATTGCATAGACACAGTGTTAGCAGCTTTAACTCTAGCTCCAACTATCACAGCACCAGCTGTAACGCCTGGAGGAGAAACTGATATCGCATCTCCAACTTTCACACCTGTAACTGTAAAATCCTGCTCTACTGCCGTTATAGTAAGTACAGCTGAAGGTGTTAATGTAGCCTTAAATGTATACACACCTTTTGTATTTCCGTTTGGTATTCCTATAGTCATTTTAAATCCCCTTTATGTTATGAAGGTGGGGACGTTTAATCCCCACCCATTAAATTACGCAGTTATACGGCAAGCCCATTCTGGACGAACCGCTGCAAATCCATAAAGAACATCAAGACGCAACACCATCTTATCAGTGTAGATTGTATAGTCTTGTACAGCACGAACCGTAATACCGTTTACAGTTGACTGAGAAGCCATATCAACACCATTAGGCATAACCAAAGGTACTGATACAAATCTAAATGCTGAAGGAGCATAAGCTATGCTTTGAGTATAAGCACTTGAAACACCACCAACTGGAGTTATTGCATCGCCATCAGTTGGGAAGCTTGCAATATTCTTTAGTGTTCCAGTAGTGTACATCGCTGGTGATACAACGAGTGTAGCATAACCAGAACCATCAGCAGTTACAGAAGTTGTAGATACGAACTGTTGCAACTGACCAGTTGAAATTTTAGTAATTGGATGTACTGAATACACACCAGCCACCGTAAATACCGTACCAGCAGTCACTGTACCAGTCGTAGTAGTAAGAGCCTCAACCACTAGTGAAGTAGAACCCTGAACCGATACAGTTGTACGAACTTCAAACACGATATCATTACCGTTAGTTTGTGTTGGTAGAAGGTTGTTTTCTAGGAATGTAAACCCGTCAGAACGACCCATTGCGCCCTGTTTGTACTGCTTAGAAACTTCAGTAGTATCTTGGAATAAGCCTTTACGAGCGTTTACAGCAGAGCGAACTGCAGTTGAATCAAGTAATGCATATAAATCGCCAGAAGGCGCAAGGCTTTTCTTTAGTTTTTCACGAGCTGAAAGCATAGTATCAGTGTCAAATACAGTAGAACCACCAGTTCCAACACTTTGATAAACAGCGTTTTTAGCTGTAGTTAATACAGATGACTCAATATTAGTGGCCATGCTTGACATAGCAGGTTTTAAGATGCGATTAGCCCACGATTTCAATGATAAATCTGTAGCAATCTCTGAAGATAACAATTCAATAGCAATAACTGCACGTTGGTCAAGAACCAAAGGAACTTTTTCTTCTGTTACATCTTGAATACCAGAAGTAACATCAACAGTTGAACCTACTGTAAAACGAGCTGGTTTGTTGATATTGATAGTATCACCATTATTGTAACCATTTGTCTGACCAAAACTAGAAACATCTTCTTTATCTATAGTTTTGATAAACTGGAATTCATCTTCTAGCATTCCAGCAGCCATTTTAGAAATAATCGACCCGACGTCTTTTACATTATTAATAACATTAGTCATATTCTATCCCTCCTAGGATTTAGCCCATTTGAGTAACTCATCTGCGCTCATATTGTTTAAAGATTTGCCCACCATACCGTTACCCTTATTGGCACTTAATGGAGTAGGTGCTTTTGTTGTTTGTCTTACTTTCGTCATTGCAATCCCACGGTCTTCTGCCTTACCTAATTCGATAATGGCTTTCGATAATGACATTGATTTTAACGACTCAAGCTTGCCTTCCTTTGCTAACGCATAGAAAGCTAAAGGCGCGTCATCTAATTCAAGAAAAGCTTGGTTAATATGCTCTGGCAAGTCCTCAAATACATCCTGATACTCAGCATATACAGCTTGATAATCAGGTATTTTACTAACCGCATCTTGAGCCTTTTCAGCCAAAACAGCTTGTCGTTCCTCAATCCATTCCTGTTGTTTAGCAGTGGATTGAGCTTGTTCTTGTTTCTTAACGCCTTCGTTTTGTTTCGTCTCTATCTTGTGTAAAACTTTAGCCTCTAAATATTCACCATAAGTCTCAAAATCAGCCTCGGAAGGTTCATTTGATTCTTGTAGTTTATTATTAGTTTCTCTAAAACGTTGCAATTCAGCCCTATCAGCCGCTTGCTCTGCTTTGAGTTTAGCTATCGTTTTATCGCGTCTAGATAACGCGTTTACTGCTTTCTTTGGGAAAACAACATCATCGGACTCTAAAGTCTCGGTAGATATATTTTCTTCTGAAGCTTCTTGTGATTCATTAGTAGTCGGCTCTTCTACAACAACTGGTGATTCAGTTACTGTTGATTCCATAGCCTGATTAATAATTTCCTCTGTAGACATAATGTTTACTCATAAGGTTGCGCTTGCTCTTGCATAGCGATTGGGGTTTCCAATTCTTTTGACGAGGCTTCTTCTGCCTGCTCTTGTTTCTCCGACTCTAATTGTAACTTCGCGGCCTCTGTTGCAGCTCTTAAAGCTAACTCTTTATCCTTTATGGCTAACGCTGCCATTTTAAACCTATGCTCGTCGTCTGCTTTCTTGCGTTCAATTTGTACTTTGAGAACTTCAATTTTCATCTTACGTTCTTCAACTGCGACTTTGCTTATTTCCGCGCCAGCTTTAATTTCCAACTCTTTTTCTTTGTTGTCGATTTCCATTTGAAGCGTGTCTATTTCAGTCTGGGCATCAGTTGCCATTTCTTGCATCTGAGCCTGAAGCCCTTGTATCATTTGCTGACCTTGTTCTAAAGCAACTGCCATCTGTTGCTTTTCTGGGTCAACTTCTTTCTGTTTATCGTCTTCCAGTAATTGTGGATTAGCCGCTCCGATTACTTTCTTCATACGCTCAGCCATTGCAGGAGCGCCAGCGAAGTCCATATTCTTAAATAACAAATCACCCATCACCTGCATCAAATCAGGTTGTTTAGCTACTATGTCACTGAAGAACGCAACTGCCTCTTGTCTACGTGTAGTAAATGGCGCACCTGTAACAACTCGAACGTCGTAAATACCTTTCGTTAGGTCGTATACTTCCTCTTGGTCTTCTGCCACTTGACCGTTAATACCAACTTCCTGTGGCTCATCCTCTTCCCCGATAATACGAACTATTCTCGCAGTGTCGTATATCTCAGGAGCAGCACAAACCAATATGCGCCCAACTTGTGTGATTGAACGGATTAAGTTGTCATTGAAGTGGAATGTGGCAACATCGCCTTCTTGGTTACGGGCTTGAATAGCAACGCCTGAGGTCTCATTAGAGCGAGCACCAATAGAAGCGTTATATAACCCCATTGTTGCCTTGATATCATCTACCGAGCTTCTCGCCGCACCAACAACGCCTGTCGGAATAGTAGGAGGTGCGAGTCTTTGTGGGGCAGGTGCTGGATTACCAGCCGCATCAGTTGTCTTATAACGCAATGCCATTGCTTTTGATGGGTTCTTCCAGTCTTCCGCATAATCCTCAATCTGCCCCTCAGCTACCATAATAGGAGCGTTTGGTTGTTTCTGTAGAAGCTCAGTTTCTAAAGACTTCCACAAATTATACATCTGCTGAGCTTGTTTAGACTTACGGATAAGACTGAATATGTTTCTTTTACCATCAATCCAAGCCTCTTCACCATATACAGGCACAATAGGGATATACTTACCTGGGAATGTGGTTTCTTCTAACACGTCCGAACCAGATAACTTGTAACGCTTAACTATCTTACCTTTTACAGTACGAGTGGATTTGTAAACTTTACCATCGATAACATCTTCAACTTCACCTAATTCATTAATACCGATTGTTTTTGTAGTTTCATCAAACTCAAAATATTCCGCAATAGTTACATATTCATCATCTTTCTTTTCTTTACTATCTGACTCTCCGAAGCTATTAGGCTCTTTGCCCTTAAATTGATTTTTAAACTCACTAACTAGAATCGAATCTAATATAGTGGCGTGCTTCATATCTCTACCGTCACACGCAGTAGAATCGCAATCAATCAATATAGAAAGTGGGTTAACTTCCCGTTTAATCAATAACTCTTGTTCAAAACTCTTGTCATTAACATAATCGTGGTCAATACGGATAAAACCAATTGAGCATTTAATCGAGTTTAAAGAAGCTGTGTCATAAGCATCATCAGCACTAGAAATATATTCAATATTACGGATTAAACCCTTGAATATATTAGCTGTTTCGATGTTAGCTTCAGTACCAGCGGGGATAATGTTTATAGTCGGAGTGTTCATTCGTATGTCGTTTGCGACTTGGTGCACAAACTGCGATAACTGGTCTACTGTTAAAGCTGGTCTACCAGTCTTTACACGGGCATCATAGTCCTTACTATTCCATTGGGCATTATCATCATCGGAAAGGAATTTTAAATCATCACGAGCGCGGTCGTAGATGTCTGACCAATGAGACTTATCTCTTTGGTAGTTATCTTGCGCTCTTTTGATAATATCTGACACGGCCAACCTAAATACTAAATGTAAAAGCAGCCTAAGCGCTTGATTGACTATGACAAATGTCTATAGTTTTATAACTGTACAACTATTATTTCACATTGTCAATTGCCCATATAAGACAAACCGTTACTTTGCATCTGAAACGATTTAACTGGACCACGTGACAATCCATTCTTTACTATACCAGCAGCACAAGCTGCATATCTTGCTGCATCCGCTGGGTTACTCGACCAATCATGATGTGGCTTATTCTTAAAGCGGCTTCTATCTTCATCCCATTCAAAGTGATAGTTTTCCAATCCAAATACGCCTTCCTCTGTTTTCTTTACATCAAATACAGAATACTCAAGCATAGCACTTAATGCGCCCCTTTGTGTTGCAATGACTTCTTCATTCAAAGCTCTATCTATTGTTGTAGTTAATATGCCTAATTGTGCAAGCTGGTCAACTACCGAGCCACCCCGAACATTTCCAGCAGCACCATCATGCGGAAGGAAATGACCTTTAACCATATATTGGTATGGCTTTTCTTTTACTACCTTAGCAAAGTGAGGAACAAACTCCCCTTCCCTTTCATAGTATTCTAACCATCTAAGTTCACGGCCTACAAACTGCAACCACCAGATAGACGTTGCATTGCCTTTACTGTATCCCAAATCCCACGCGGTAAATACCTCATAGGCTGGGTCATAAGGTACGATTGTAATACGCCCCTCTTCACGAGCCTTTGCCATTTGCTTGGCGTATATAGCGCCCGACCGTCTAATATCCGGCTCACCTTCCCAAATGTGCTGATATGCCTCAGGGTCATCGCTGAGAAGTTTTAAACGCTCTTTCTCTAATACAGCAGGAAAGAACGGATTGTCACGATAAGATATTTTTCTAACAAGATTGTCAGGGTCTTGATTAACTATAAATCTTTGATACGTGGGGTCTGATATATTCTTTACGTTGAAGATAATCCATATTTCTGAGCCTTCCTTACGTATTGTAGGGAGTAATACCTCGTATGAGTTATTAGATACGTTTTCCGCCTCTTCTATGATGAAGTAATCAACGCCCTCTAAAGACTTGATATCGGTTATGTTATGCTTTAATCCACGAAACTTAAACTCTGTCCCATTCTTACCTTTGATGACAGTTTCTTGTATCGTATAAAACCATTCTAGATTATATCGGCGTATCATATCCGATAAGAGTGTATGCACTGAGTCTTTAATGGATTTCTGTATCTCACGACCACAAACAACACGTATTGGCCGCTCCATTCCCATAATTAATGCAGTAAGATGTGCACCTACTGATTTACCACCACCACGACCGCCATACATTGTTTTATATCGCGATGGAGTTCTTAGGAATTTATATGCCGATGGGATTGTTATTTCAGTCATTAATCTAACCTATGCTCAAAACAACTATGACTACTGCAATACTTAGGGAACGCTTTAACTTCTTTATTCAACTTTAAACAATTACCTTCACCCCACTTAACACTAGTTCCCTTTATCTGTTGGGAACTAATTCTTTTAAAGTGTTTGCAGTCATTACAATCAGCGTCTATCTTTTGACATTCGTGCGCCTCAACCTTTGCGCCTTCCTTCTTACACTCATTATGGCATTTAAACTGTTCAGCTTGCCAATATGAATAACACACATCATCTGTGTTATCTTGCTTACAATATCTACACTCGTCTTTTAGTTCTTTTGGGAGCATGTTACACTTTATTTGAGTTTTTTTATCTCCGCTCGGTTTTAAACGATACTTTAATCCCGATATGTAATATTTTACTCTACAGATTCAGCCTTGTTTGTAACAAGCTATTCATCTCCGTCTACATATTTAACCGTGACACTTTGCTCTATAGCTCCGCCATCCTTACCGTATAACTCATTTTCTGTCTTATCTCGCCAGCCGTAGTTTTTGAGTGCAAATATAGCGCCTGTAGGAGCGTTGCCGAATATTCTTTTCTCCGCATAATTCTCTATTCGTGTCTTTGCTTTCTTTATCGTGTCAACAAACTCGTCTCGTTCTTGATACTCCATTAGTGTTTGTCTTGTTGTGTCTAATGCTAGTGCAAGGCCTGTAATCGTTAGTGGCTCATAGATTGGGACGCCTTCGGCGTTAGTATATAATACTGTTTTCATATCCTCGAAGTAAGCATCTATAGCTTGTTGCAATTCTGCTACTGTTTTGAACTTTAAAGGTCTACCGCCTGCCATTTGCTAAACTCATAAATTTGTTATGTTCTTCTATGTCGTTTGTTAGTAAAACATCTACCCTAAAAACCTTTCCAGCTTTAGAAGTATCTCCAATAATACGCCATTGTTTGGACTCATAAGGCAACTCACTAAAGCCTTCTTCTGCCATAGATTTATTTATCTTATCTTTGATTGGGTTAATATCTTTTCCCGTACAGCTAAATTGATGGCGACAATAAGCCATTACTTACCTTTTCCGCCTTTAGTTTTCTTAGTACCGCATTTATTCATAATAACCCCCATATTGAATCTATATATTACAACATCTTACCGATAAGTCAAAATAATTCAATATTATGTTATTTAGTTGTTGACGCGTCAACAGTAGTTTGTTATAATATGTTTATCGCAACTAATTAAGGATTAAAAAAATGACTACAGTTAGAGAAAGACTACAAGCTATGAAATATGTTCAGAATCTAAAGACAAACAACGTTGCGAGGCTTATTGAGGTTACTGAGTCTGGTTGTTACTGCAAACCTGTAAATGACACTAAAGTTGTTTTTTGGGCTAACTATAAACCAGTGGAGGTTTATTAATGGTAGCTTTAATAAATATATCTGTGCGCGAATTAGTAGACATAATGAAAGACGGAAAAGAGATTTGGGCTATCGGTTGTTATGATAGAGTTTTTAAGTCAAAGATTAATAAAATATATGGATTTCCATTTGATGATTTGAAGTTGCGTGTTTGGGATGAGGAATTATCAAAAGATGTAACGGAATATAGAAATAATAACGCTGAGCAATCTGTTAGCATAACCAACGCCTTTACAGCAGAAGTTGAAGCCAGAGATTTTTTATTAAAAATAAATGTAAATAACTAATAATAACTGTTGACGCATCAACAACAATCTATTATACTATGTACATAAGCAATTAAGCTTTAAGGAGATTTAAAAATGAGATTATATCATATTATCGCTATAAATAACAAAACTAAGAATAAAACTTATTGCACTAGCTATCCTATGACTCACGATAAGTGCTGCATAATGCTTAGTAAATTCACACGCAATAATTTTGCAATTCTTACATTGGAAGAGGTAGCATGACACAAGAGCAAATAGAGCGCGAACTCTCTAAACTATATCTTGAATTAAACCAAAGGCCTTTAAAAGATGGGCTTCGGATTATCAATGATATTAAACAGCTTGAGCAACAATTACACGGGCTTAAATAATGACTAAGTCG